AAGTACTTCACCCATTGCAGATAATTGATCGGTAGAACCTGTTAATATTTTATACATAGCATCGAACATTTCATATACACCTATTAATGGTGACATAATCGCTTTAACTAAGATTCCAACGACTTTTAAGACTGGGCTGATGGCTGATATAATAGCTAATAATGATTCTGCTACAGGTAGCAATGATAATTTCAATTCATTTCCTAAATCTGTAAAATTTGCATTTAGTTTTTTAGCAGATTGTTCTTGTTCTAACCGAGTCTGCAGATCTTCATCGCTTAAGTTAGCTATTTCGGCTGCCGTCAAACCTAAGCCTTGCGCAGCGGCCAATTGGTCTGCAGTAGCATCGCCTAATTTTTCTTGAATTGCTAACGATTTAGATAATTCTTCAACAGACATTCCCGCTGCCTTAGCTGCGGCTTCTTTTTGGAATGTATCCATTTCTTGAAATTCGGCAATTCCACCCATTCCGTCTAATATTAGCTTAGTAGCACCTGCAATGTCATTATTTGCTGCTAATCGACGTGCCTCATCAAAATTAATTTCTTTACCAGTTAAGGCCATAAATTCAAATTGATTAGCTAAGCTAGATTCTATATCTAATAAGGAATCAGCCGTTTTAACCATTTGATCTAAACTTACGCCTAATTTAGCAGCTTCTACAGCGGCATTGGTTAATGCTTTAACATTTCCTCCAAAGAATTTTGCTGTAGATTTTGCATTTGTAGCTATATCAGCTGTAACCGTTCCTACGTTAACTCCGGCCTTTAAGGCCTCTGCCGCCAATTCCCTTTGTGCATCTGCGGCTTCTTTTGCAGGTACACCTAATCCTAATAATGCATTATTTACTTTTGCAGCTTCCTCTGCACCATACCCAAATGCCTCTCCAATATTAGCAACTTCTGCTGCTATCTCTGGAGTTATCATAGCCATAGTACCAAATTCTTTTATAGTAGCCTTTTGTACTGCTAATACATCTCCCATCGTTATTAGTTGAGCATCTAATCTATTTGCTACAGCTTGTGATGATTTAGCTAATTCTTCTGATTGTGATACCGTAATACCTGTTTCTTTTGCTATACCTGCAAATTGTTTTTCTAATGAGACTGCTAATGTTACTAATGCACCAATAGCTGCTACTAATCCAAGTGCCGCTAATCTACCAACAGCTAAATGTCCAGTAAAGGCCTGAGCAGCTGCTTGCAATGCATCTGCTTCATCTGCACCGTTAGCTAAACTTTCTCCTAATGTTTTAATACCAACATCTAATGCTTCTTGTAAATTATCACGTAAATCATTTACTCCAAGTAACTCAGTTAATATTTTGCCACCAGGAAGCATATCAACAAATCTATCTAATTCTGAAACCAATCCATTCATGGCACGTGCCATACTTAATATACCTTTCGAATTAGTCTTTAGTTTTTTATTAATAGCATCCTGCACTGTAACAAAATCTCTAGCATCTCCGACTAATTTTTTTAATGCCGTGTCACTTTGATAATATAATCGTACTTGCTCTTCTAGCTTACTGGTAATATCATCAAATTGATCTAATTGATCTTGATTTACCTTTACTGATAATCGTTGTTGTTGTTGTAATTTATCAGCTAAACTAGTTAATTGAGCTTCTAATCTTGCTAATTCTTCCGGAGACATTTGGTTTGCCATTATTATCTCCTATGTCTACGTCGTCGTTTTTTGCATTCAGGAAAATCTGGGTTACGGTCGCATAATGTATCCATTATATCCTTAAGCCGGCTACCTTGTTTAGCATAATCTATTAAGGCTGCTTTTAATTCTGGATCGTTATTTGCTTGCTTATATAGCTTTCCAAACATCTTTTTTAGTTTAGGTGCAAACATTAATCCTAACAACGATCCCATAATAGATTCGTTAATTTGCTTACCATAATGTTCTAATGGATCTTTTGCCATAACAGTACCCTTCTTTCTTATAAATATAAGGATATCAAATTATCTGCGCTTTCCTGACCCTTTTGCCTTGGCCTTTTTAACAGCATCCTCTTCGGCCTTGGCTTTTTGTTTATGCACATTGTCAACACTTCTAATATAGAACGTGCGTAACCAAACAGGCATATCATACACATCAGACCAGGTGAAACCACCCTTGCCCCAATACACAAGATCAAATATTTGTTTATGGAGTGTAAGTCGGTAGCTAGGCGTCAGGCCAAAAAAAGTTGACTCCTATCGGCAAGCTTAAAGTAAATGGCTCACCAGTCTCCTCATCAATAAATTCAATATCCATATCAACGTCAGGTTGAACTGTTTTCATATACTCTCTCAATGCTCGAGAATCTATAGCATATAACTCTTCTCGAACAAAATTACGAATTTTAGCTTTGTCATCATCTCCATCAACGGATACAATAGCATGTGCCAATCTGGTAGTTAATTGAGGATCTGCTCCACCGGTCTTTCGCTGGAGTTTCTTAAGGCCTTTCATTTCCGACTCAATAGCGTCATTATCTCTATGCGATAGTACTTTGAACGTTATAACACGTTTACTGGCTGGTAGCTGGAATGAGAATTCATTTACCCCAGGTTCGATTAACTCTTCGTTAAATGGACGATCTTGAATAGTAGTAAGGTCGATTGTTTCTTCCTGCTTCTTACCGGAAGGAGTAGTAACCTCTGTTACATAATCTTTACCATATCCTAAGATACGTGCTGCAATCATAATTGCATTTTTATCACCTACTAGCAAATCATTGTAATTGATTCTTTGACCTTCACCGTTTCCTACTATTAGAGACTGAAACAATTTGTCTAATACAACTCCTTGCTGAATATATGATTGTGTAGTAAGAATATCTTCTTCTTTAGCCGTCATATATTTCATTTCAACTTTACCAGATGCCAATGGATTGTCTTTTGGATATAGCAATCCTTTAGATGGCAATGTTACAATTTCTGTTGGAAATTTGGATGGTTGAGGTGCAGGTGTTTCTGTCTTTTCTACGGTAGGTGCTGCTGACCTGTGATTTGGTAATTCGTTACTCATTTAATACTCCTTATAACTTTTATATAAATATGCTACTAATCGAATTTCTTTCGGATAAGCTGTATTAATACTTCCTTGCTAACCGATGGATGTATGTTCTTATCTGATTCTATAAATGACAATAACTTTTCTATATCTTTCATATATGCCGGATAATCCATGTAGATTTGATCGATTAGTGAATTCTTTTCTTCATCTAATATATTTTCCATTATGGCCTTAAGTTTGATCATAAAAAAATCCCTCATAAATAAATATGAAGGATTCTTAGAATTGCTTGCAATATACGATTAATACTGGAGTATAGCGTAATCGTAAGCTAATGTAAGCTCAATTGTCAATGGATCTTCTCCACTCCAATCAAAATCACCTTTTGATGTTGATGCAATAAAGGCACCTTTCAGTGTCCATTCTTCAACTTTATCACCGACTGGTCCTAATGCATTGAAAGTGATATCTTTCTTGTAGAAGTCAGAATAACCATCTCTACCTGTTACAGATTCGTGATGCAATCGAACCCACTCCATTACTGCTTGAGCACCTGATGGTACTACTGGGTCATAAAGAGTGATAGTGATATCCTGCCAACGGCTTTTTCCTTTAACCTTTCTTTCAATATTGATATGGTCTAATACAACTGTACCATTTTCAATAGAAGGTCGACCAGCGGCCTTAATAAGATAAGAAGGAATACCATCGATGTACATGATAAACCTATTTGACATTTTAGGTTCATATGCGGTGAAAAATATTTCGGTTGGATCTAATAATTGTGCCATTTAATTGTTTCCTTTTATATAAATATACATTGACCTAAATTATTCAGGGAATGTTGCTCCCGTTGGTAAAACATTGAAATCAATAATAATGAATTCTGCTGTCTTAGCTGGTTGCAAGAATATCTGTCCTATCAATTGATTTCTATCAACTACATCTGGAGTGTTATTTGTTTCATCCATTACTACTTTGAATGCATATAAACCTTGACGTTGCTGAATATCTTCAAAATAAGGATTAACAATAGAAAGGAATCTGTTTCTAGTTGCTGTTGTATTTTGCTCGAATACCAAGAACTTGCTAGTTGATGCAACAAATTTCTTAGCTGCAATAAGCAATCTACGTACATTGATTCTATCCAATGCCGATGCTTTTTTCTGCAATGTCTTTTGTCCAAATACCACAACACCACTGTTAGGGAAAGTTGCAATTGGATTAACATTGCTTTCATAAAGATCATCGCGGTTAACTTGCGTTAATTTTCTTTCAGCTTGGATAACGGATTCCAATCCACCTCTGTTAAGACCAGCTGGTGCAAACCATGGAGCAGCAACTGAATCATTAAATGCATATACTC